TTTAGAAAAATTACAGGAAGCTGGCCTCCCTGAGAACATTGACGATTATCTTGAATCGACAATTGAAAAAAATCGCCCCATGCTTGAAGTCATCGAGGGAGAAAGAGGAAAGCCGCCACCCGCCCCGTTTGTAACCAAAACCGAGGGCTGGAATAAACTTGCCGTTAAAAGGATCATGAATAAGGCCGCTAAAGAGGGCTATGATATGGTTGCTTTCTCAAGCGGTGATATTCAGTTTGATCGCTGGAGGAACGAGAACTTAAAGCAAGAATATGACAAGATTTTGCCGAGCATTATAAAAACTGTTGCAGGCAAGAAGCCTAACCTTATAATTGAAGTTGGCGAAGGATCAGAGACTTATAAAGTTCCTGCGATCCGCCTTGATGACAAGGTTGGAAAGCAGACTATTAGAGAGAGATCACTTTCTCCTCAGACGATGTTCAGCGCTGGCGCGGGTATTACTGCCTTGGGGGCTGTGAGCCTATTAGCGCCAGATCAAGCAGAAGCAGGCGGCTTAGGAAGTTTGCCTGCTGCGACCAAGAAAGCTAGGGCCGAAAGCGTCAAGCAAGCCAAAGAGCAAGGTTATGATTTAAATAACGTCATGTACCACGCCAGCAAGCAAGATATCGAAGAGTTTGTGCCGGGTTACTCTGACGGGCTGGTTTTCTTGACCCCTAACAAGGAATTCGCAAATGACTGGTTAGGCAAGGGCAAGTTCCAAGAAAGGCAGGGTGGAACGGGTGCCATTGAAGGTGTGAGGGCTGAGAAAAAACGCTTCATGGAAGAACAAAATGAAATAATGAAGTCGATGCCAGAAGACCAGCGGCAGAAATACTATGAAGAAGTGGTTTGGCCGCAAAGAAGCAGAATGATAACCGAAGAGCGAGAAGCTGATGCCGCCATCTACCCCGTAGTCACTAGGACTAAAAAGCCGTTTGTGCCAAGCAAGGATGTTGATGTCTTAGAGGATTTGTACGGTAAAGAGTACCTAGACGCACCATTCGGCAGCGGGTTTCCTACATACAGAGATGCCTTAAAAGACGGCAATTACCTCCTGTATGAAAACAAACAGGTTGTGGATTTCCTGAAAAGCAAGGGTTACGACTCGATGTTTTTGAAAGAGAGCGCCGGTGAAAACAAGCCATTCACCACACTGGCCGTTTTCGAGCCGAATAACATAAGGTCAGTCAACGCAAAGTTTGATCCAGAAAAGAAAGACTCACCCCAGATATTAGCGACAGCTCCTTTTGCCGCTGGCGCTGCTGGCTTAGGAGCCGCAGCCATGCTCAGCCCAGAGCAAGCTCAAGCTCAAGTTTTAAACACTGCAACCTTTAACTTACAAAATCCGGTAAAGCCCAAGAAAGAATTCCCCGGCGTAGCGTCTCTTACTCGCCAGCTAGGATTGGGCGCTATGAGCGAAATTGCCGGCGCGATATTTGGCGGGGCAGCGGGAGCTGGCGAGTATCTGCGAGGTTCTCGGTCTCCTATCCCGGCAACTGCTCAAAGCATTCGGGATGCTAACGAGGCCGTTGCTGATTATGTCGGTGGTTTGTACGATGCTGGCCCCGAAGCCCAAGAGGTTGGTCAGCAAATTATGAAAAATGTTGGCGAAGTAGTGGGGCCGTTTGTTGATTACGCCATGGAAGGTGATATAGCAGACGAAAGAGGTGTGCATATTATACCGATGATTGCTCAAAAATTAGGCATTCCTGTTTATCAGGCGTTGGAATACATGTACAACAGGCTGCCAGAGCGAGAGCAAGAAGCGGTGAAAAGTGCCTCTGATGTGGTTCTTTAGAGAATAACCTCCCTAAGATCCCCGCAAACCCGGTACAGATGGAAGTAGGTTCCATCATCCTCAAGCTTTCTGATGCGTGGTTCGATTAATTCCTCGAACAAATCCTCCCCACACTTTCTGGTTTTAACGAAACCGCCGACATTGCCATCGTGGTGGTACTCTTCTAGCTCATACACGTCTTTCATTTTCTTCTCTCCAAAGTTTGAATAGGTAGTTTGATTCTGGTCCTGCATTGTGCTCTCTACGCATGGCTTGCTTAACCGCTTTTTTCTGCTGGCTCAATGGTTTATGTTCCATGTGAAACATCACCCGCCCAATTGTCTCGAAGTATTTTTCCATTCTTCTTGGTCTCCGCTAGTATCTTTTCGAGCAGATCAACGATCTGCCCATGGTTTTCCAAAACAACTTCTGCGTCTTCTTTATCAAGCTCAATAATGATCTTGCTCATAGATTGTACTCCGTTCCGTGTTTGTGTGCAACTGTTTGCACATAGACTCTTTATGTGTTTTAATGCGTTCATATTCACTGAGGAGTAAAAATGAGCGCCCAAGAAAAGAAAGTGTATTACAACCGCGTCCGCCGCACTTGCAAGCTTCATGATATAGAGATTGTGTATGACGGTGTACCCAAGATGTATCGTGCCGTCGAGTTAGTGAAGGATGGTAACGTTATGTTTGCTGACCGCGCCCTTAGCCGAAAGCCGCTCGATATTGACTGGAAGCGGCTGCACGAAGAAATGACGGATTACGGTTACAAGGGAGGAATCAAGTGATAAGACCTGTTACTCAGATTAACATGATTTACGGCTATTGCCGGGTATCGACCAAAGAGCAGTCGAAGTCTGGCGTTTCGATTGAGACCCAGCAGTCTTTGATCAGCGAGTTCGTTCAGAATAAGTACAACCGGCCAGTCGATGAGTGGTTTATTGACGATGGTGTGAGCGGTACGGTGGATATCCTTGAACGCCCCGGCTCCCGAGAAATGACTGATGTGATGGACGAGTTTGACGTTATCGTTTGCACTCGACTTGATCGACTGTCTCGATCAACTTCCGATTTACTATCGATGATTCCGATTCTTCAGGATACGAATATCACCCTGTTTTTCTGCGAACAGTTTGGGGATATGCCGATTGTTTACCCTAAGTTTGAAGACGAGAAGGGTTTGAAGTCTCGGTTTGATATGTCTGACATGGCCAACAAGATCATGCTGATGGTATTATCAGCGGTTGCCGAGATTGAACACGCCAACATCAAGGATCGTTTTGGCGAGGGCAAGGTCGATTGGGCGGCGCGTGGTTTTTTCATTGGCGGTAGTCCGCCTTTTGGGTATACGCTTGAACCCGTGAAGATTGGCAACAAGACTCGAAAGCGCTTGGTTGAGCATCCAGAAGAACAGAAAGTGTTGAAGTCGATTCACCGCCTTCATTCTCGCGGCCTAGCGCCAAACAGAATCGCAAAGCAAATCAATAGCTTATATAAAGACCAAAAGATGTACGGCACTAAGGTTCGGCGTATCTTAGATCGAAAATATCAAGGCTTATCAAGCGCAGCATAAAGGATTAAGATGGGCATTCACTTAGGAGTAGTTATGACTGCTTTACAGGATATACAACTGGCCATCGCCAAACTCGAAGCTTCGCTTGAGCAAGATTTCATGACGGACGCTGTACGCGACATCATGACAACTGCGGTTGCTCATCTTAGGGATGCCGAGAGCCAACTGATAGGCGGCTGATATGCAAGAAGGATGGGGTCGCGGCACTTGGGGTTTAGGTGCTTGGGGTACTCCTCTTTACATTGATGTTCCTGTAACCGGCCAGCAAATAAATTCTGCTGTTGGTTCTATCACGGTTGTTGCTGGAGCGGTAGTTCAGCTTACCGGCTTGCAGATTAATTCTGGCTTGGGTGCGCCAGCGGTCGATGCCGAGGCAAATGTCACTCCGACCGGTCAAAGTATTACCAGCGGACTTGGCACACCTACTGTAGACGCTGAAGCAAACGTCACCCTTGTCGGCCAGCAGATCACCTCGGCGGTCGGTTCGATTCAGATCGTTGCTCGCGCTATTGTTCAGCCTTCCGGCGTTCAAACCACATCTGGACTTGGCTCTCTCGCCATAGACGGTGAGGCAAATGTCACCCCTACCGGTCAGCAAATCACTTCTGCCCTCGGAACAGCTATTGCTAGGACGGTTAACAATGTTTTCCTGACCGGCCAGCAGATTACTTCTGCCCTTGGCGATGTGACAACTGTTGCTGGTTCGGTGGTTTC